ACGCTACAGCGCTCTACGCTTCGTCAAAAGGTTATTAGAGGCGATAAAGAAGGCGCGGCAGAAGAACTCTTGAAGTATTGCATGGCGGGAGGTAAAATTCTCAAAGGGCTGCAGAATCGCCGCATTGACGAACGCGCCTTGTTTCTATCCTAGGACTGCCAATGCCGTTACAAAAAGTACTGTTTAAGCCGGGCGTCAACCGGGAGAATACTCGATACACCACTGAGGGTGGATGGTATGAGTGCGACAAGATTCGTTTTCGTCAAGGCACTCCTGAAGTTATTGGTGGCTGGCAACGTATTTCTTCGGCTACTTTTTTTGGCGTGTGCCGTTCTTTGTGGAATTGGGTCACGCTGGGATTTTTAAATTTAGTGGGCGTGGGCACTAATCTAAAGTTTTACATTGAAAACGGCGGAGTGTATTACGACATTACGCCCATCCGAGAAACAGCAACGCTTGGAACAAATCCATTTACAGCAAACGGGACAATTACCGTAACCGTTACTGATGCTTCACATGGCTGTATCACAGGTGATTACGTGACCTTTAGTGGTGCTACTGGCACTTATGCCAGCATTCTTAATGCTGAATATTCGGTCACTGTTACGTCAAGCAGTACATACACAATTACAACACCTTCAGCCTTAGCCGCTGGTTCGTATGGTGGCGTTGCAGTTGTTGCAGCGTATCAATTAAATGTTGGGCCTGCTTTTTCTGTTCCTCTTGTTGGGTGGGGCGCAGGCACATGGGGCGCGGGCACATGGGGCACCGGTGGTTCTTCGCTGTCTACTATTCGTTTGTGGAATCAAGTAAATTACGGCGAGGATTTAATTTTTGGCCCCCGCAGTAGTGGGCTGTACTATTGGGATGCTACAAGTGGCATAACTGTAAGAGGAGTTCCGCTTAACACGCTTGGGGGGACTGCATCTTTTACCAACGCTTCTCCAACCGTAGTTACCTCCACCGTTGAATATACAGAAGGTGCAGCACTTCAATTTTCCGGCGGGTCACTGCCTACAGGGCTACTTGCCGCAACTACCTACTATGTGTATCAGGCCAATGGATTGACTTTTAATCTTTTGAATGCTGCTGGAACCGTGGTCAATACTTCTTCCTCAGGCACTGGTAATGTGTCTTTAATTGTGGATGTGCCAGTGATACAGAACACCTTCACTGTATCTGATACTTCGCGTTTTATTATTGCTTTTGGCACAAACGACTACGGATCAAACACCTTGGACCCCATGCTGATTCGTTGGTCAAATCAGGACGATCCGTACAACTGGACACCTACTGCTACAAACCAAGCAGGAAGTATTCGCCTGTCACACGGTTCTGAAATTGTGACTGTTGTTCAAACTCGTCAAGAGATTGTGGTGTTTACTGATTCCAGTGCGTATTCGCTTCAGTATCTTGGACCTCCTTATGTATGGGGAACTCAGCTTCTTGGTGACAACATCTCCATCATTAGCCCAAATGCGGCAGTGATTGCTTCCGGTATTATTTATTGGATGGGTGTAGATAAGTTTTATCTGTATGACGGACGCGTGCAGACGCTTAATTGCGATTTGCGTCGTTTTGTGTTTCAAGATTTTAATCAATTACAGGCCGCACAAGTAGTTGCGGGTACAAACGAAGGGTTCAACGAAGTTTGGTGGTTTTATCCTTCGTTAACCAGCCCGGAGAACGACAGATATGTGGTGTTTAACTATTTAGAAAATGCATGGTATTACGGCACAATAGGCCGCACTGCATGGCTTGATTCTGGTCTTCGAGATTACCCGTTAGCTGCGACATATAGTTACAACTTGGTCAACCACGAGCAAGGGCTCAATAACGTCGAGACCGGAACAACAACTGCTTTAAATGCCTACATTGGGTCGTCAGAGTTTGACATTGGTGATGGTCACAACTTTGGTTTCATCTGGCGTGTATTGCCTGACTTGACCTTTCAAAACTCTGTTGCAAGTCCGGGAGGAAGTGCGGCGGCAGTGACAATGACTTTGTCTGGGTTGTCTAACTCGGGCTCGGGAGTAACAAATTCTGCAGGTGCATCGGTGACCAAAGGCAACACGTATGTGATTACTGAGGAATTTACAGGACAGATTTACACGCGCTTGCGGGCACGACAGATGATTTTTAAAATTGAGTCCAACCAAATTGGAACGGCATGGCAGCTTGGCGCGCCACGTATTGATATTCGTCAGGACGGTAGACGCTAATGGCGACAAGTAATCGCATTATTAATCCTGCTACGCCCAGTTTGCCCTTGGGTACGGAGCAGTATGAGCGACGGTATCAAGATCAGTACTCTAACGTTTTGCGCTTGTACTTTAACCAACTGCGCAATTCGCTAACCGAGCTGTTGGGGAACACTGGCGGCCGATATTTAGCGTTTCCTTATGGCGCGTTTTCAAGCGATCAAGACCAGACGGCAATAGCCAATACCGCCACGTTGATGACGCTAAACACTACAGATTTTGCTAACGGTGTTACCATTTCAAACTCTAAGATTACTGTAGCGGCAGCTGGCATATACAACTTGCAATTCAGTGCGCAGTTCCAAAACACAGACACCGCTTTTCAAGATGTTTACATTTGGTTAAAGCAAGACGGGGTAGACATACCGGGGTCAACTGGATTTGTAAGTATTCCAAATAGGCACGCAGGTACAGATGGACACACAATTATTGGCTGGAACTATTTTTTAAGTATGGCGGCAAATGATTACATTGAGATTTACTGGTCTGTGCCTAACACCGCTGTAAGTATTCAACACCTTGCCGCGTCGGGCACCCCCACTAAGCCGTCCACCCAGTCTGTCGTAGCTACAATGACATTTGTGTCTGCGCTTTCGGCGTAATACAATTAGACAAACATTTTCCCCCAAGGAAGTAACATGGCCACAGCACCTCAGCCCGCCCAAGAAATGCCACAACAAGGCGCAAATCCTTTTGCTGATCCTAATACGATGGCGGTTTATGAGCAGATGCGTCAAACCGTATCTCCAAAGGAGTTTGGCGACCAAATGTTGGCCGGTGCGGAGCAAGCGGCTCCTGAGGAAGTTGCTGCGTTTAGGTCTGCGTTAGAACAAATTGAGATGCCCCCAGAGGCGCTTGAGTTGCTCAATAACATGGTTGATGAGATTTTGGCCAATCCAGAGCAGTACGAGGCAATCCGTGCCAAGTACAAAGAAATGGGCGCGCCTGACGAAATCTTGCCAGAGCAGTTTGATGCGCAGTTCTTTGCTGCGTTAAATATGGCCGTGGATCAGATGATTGGCGCGCCCAGTGGTGCGCAGGCGTTTGCTAAAGGCGGTATTGCAGAGCTTACGCCTGTGTCCAAAGCTATTTCAAACTATGGCCGTAATGGAGACACCATGTTGGCTCACATTACGCCTGCTGAAGCGCGCATGCTACGCCGCAAGGGCGGTAGCGGAACAATTAATCCCAAAACGGGATTACCCGAGTTCTTTAATTTGTTTAAGGAAATTGGTAACGCATTTAAATCTATTGGCAATGCCGTCAAGAAATTTGCTAATAGCACCGTGGGCCGTATTATTACAACCGTAGCGCTGGGCTTCTTCTTAGGTCCTGCTGCCGCTTCGTTCATGGGCGCAACATCTACTGCGGCAGTTGCCGCGGTCAGCGGTTTTGTAGGCTCGGCTGGTTCTACACTGCTTGGCGGCGGAAACATTGGCCAAGCTTTAAAGGCGGGTGCAATTGGTGGTTTGACTGCAGGCGTTGGCGCGGGAGTCATGGGCGGTGCTGATGCTTTTGCGGCAGGTAGTTATACGGGCCCAACCACTATTGGTGGGCAGTTTGACAGGTTTACACAGGCTATTTCACCAACATCTGCGGCACCTGCCGCACCTACAGATGTTTTGCGGGATAATTTTACAACAAGCACGGCCCGCGATGCTTATGGGACGGAGTTAGCCAAGACCAATCCTGAGGTATTTAACAATCCTAATGCAGCCCCCAGTGAATCGCCGTTTGCAGCTAAGAAAATAACCTTAGGCGGAGGAATGCCTGAGCAAGTTACCATGCCTAACGGCGCGGTGGTTACACAGAATGCTGCAAATCCTTTTGCACCGACAGCTACAAACTATGGTGCGTTTGGTGAAGCCCCTATTAATGCAAGTGCAAATACTGCTGCAGTGGGCAACACTGTTGCTCCTCCTATCAGCACGCAACCTCCTGCAATGGCCAGTGCTGCCACAGGCAATGTAATTGCTCCTGCTATTGGTAACGCAGCCGACGCAACGCAGTTCCCCGGTTCTTTTGACAAGACGGGGATTATGTCCACGCAAGAGCCCGGCTTTTTTGATAAAGCCAAAGGTTTTTTTGACAAATATATTTCTCCGTCTAACATTCAGCAACAAGGTATTCCTGCGGCAGAGCAGGCAGGTTTGGCTGCTCGTGACGCAATGTTGGCACGGACGCCAACAGCTACTCCTGCTATGCTGGAAAACGCATATCAAACCGCATACAAAGCAACGATGCCCGGCATCTTGTCCACCTATGGCCCAGCTACTGCCTTAGGTATTGGTGCTATAGGTGCGTTTGGTGGGTTTACACCTAAGAGTGCGCCTATTTCACCTTATCAGAGCTTGTTGACCGGGGGCCCCGGATCAGCGCGCGATTTGATGAATAAAAACCCTAACCGTTTTTACGTTCAGAACCTTCCCGGTGTTAATTACTACGACGGCTCTGTCCTTAAGCCTACGGGCATGGCTACGGGCGGTCTTGCTGATATTGCTAAGATGGGCCGCGACGGCGATACCATGTTGGCGCACATCAATCCTGCAGAAGCTCAGATGCTAAAGCGCATGGGCGGCCGGGGCACAATTAATCCTAATACAGGATTACCTGAGTTTGCCTTTCGTGATGACGACTACAGGATGGTCAGCCAAGACTACGGCGGTGATTTTGATTCCAATTATGATTTTGGTGGCATTGGTAATGACTTCTTTGATTACTATAGAGAAGGGGCTACTCCTGATGGTGCTTATATTGATAGCACAACCGGAAATGTTGTTACGCCCTACGATCCTTACGCAGATGAGGGCCCAAGCCAGTCTAATCCTAATGTTGTAGGAGGCAGTACTGAAGGAACCGCTGATCAAGGAGAAATGACTATCACCGGCAAGCGTATGTACAACGTCGGCGACGAAAGCGTTTTTGATCCTACTTATGGTGGAATACTTTCCCCTGTAATTGGCGGAGGCGGCGAGAGCGTGTTTGACCCCGGAACTACGTTTAACACGGGTAACGAGAGCGTGTTTGACCCCGGAACTACGTTTAACACGGGTAACGAGAGCGTGTTTGATCCCGGAACTACTTTTAACACGGGTAACGAGAGCGTATTTGATCCCGGAACTACTTTTAACACGGGTAACGAGAGCGTATTTGACCCCGGAACTACTGCAGTGACAACAGATGTAGTGACAACAGATGTAGTGACACCAGAGGTAGTGATTCCTGTAGACAAAGTGCCACCCGGGATACCGCCCAAAGTAATCGTTGATCCCGAGCCTCCAGTGGTTGTGACCCCTCCCCCTCTTCCTCCACCGGTAGTTGTGGAGCCCCCAGTGCCACCTACTGTTGTGACTCCTCCCGTGGTAACACCCGTTACACCGCGAACAGCAGCTATTGATCCACGCGTTGCGGGCGTAGCCGGAGGCCAGTATTTGTTTACAAAAAATACACCTACCTTCCCAACAGGGTCGTTAAGCCGGACAATGTCGCCATATGACGGCATTACGGGATTAATGTCTCGTACTGGCCCGTTAGGAGAATTCAGCACACGCACTGTAGCACCTGTAACACCGGTGCTTCCAGTAGCTCCTACCGGAGGTCTTGCTACATTGCCTACACCGCAATTCTCACAGCCCGGTATTCAACGCGCCATGCCTACTAATATGAACATGGGCGGTATTGCAGGATTGGCTCAGGGCGGTTATCCTCGGCGTACCGGTCAAATTAATGGCCCGGGGACCGCGACCTCTGATTCAATCCCTGCAATGCTGTCTGACGGCGAATTCGTAATGACTGCCAAAGCCGTTCGCGGTGCTGGCAAAGGCGACAGACGCGCAGGCGCAAAACGCATGTATGCGCTAATGAATCAACTTGAAAAGAACGCAGCAAGAGGTTAAACATGGCAGACGTCCTATCCCAATCACAATTTATCCGCGAAGCGCCCGAAATTGAGGCGCAAAAGCTTGGTCTTTTAGAAAGTGCAAAGGCACAAGTAGACGCAACTAATGCAGCTGCAGCTCAAGGCAATTACCTGACCCCCAATTATCAAATTGCAGGGATGTCAGGGAACCAGTTGAATGCCATTCGCGGTGGTCAAGAAGGTATTGGTGCTTATCAGCCTTACATGACCAATGCTGCAAATCAGTTGGGTGCGGGTCAACAAGCTGTGTCTACTGGTGTTGATGTACTACGCGGTGCGGACACGCGCAATCAATACAATGCTGCGCAAGGTTTGCAAGGGCTCGCGGCCCAAGGGACTTTGGGCGCGGCAATGCCTATTGGTCAGCAACAGATTTCCCAGTACATGAATCCGTTCATGAACTTGGCTTTGCAGGGTCAACTGAGTGAGATGAATCGCCAAGCCCAGATTCAAGGCCAAGGCTTGCAAGCACAGGCTGTTAAATCAGGCGCGTTTGGTGGTTCGCGTGAAGGCATTCAGCGTGCTGAATTGGGCCGCAACTTGGCGCAAACACAAAACCAAGCGATTGCCAACGCCATGCAACAGGGCTATGGTCAAGCTTTATCTACCGCACAGCAGCAACAGCAAGCACAGATGGCTGGCTACAACCAGTTAGGCAATATTGGTCAAGGTATTGGAGGTCTCGCGGCTCAGCAGTTTGGTGTAGGCTCTCAGCTTGCACAGGGCTTGGGTTCTTTGGGCATGCAGCAAGCAGGTTTGGGATCACAGAGCGCGGCTCTTGGCCAAGCAGCACAAGGCATGGGTCAGCAGGATGTCAACTTCTTGTTCAACCTTGGCTCGACACAGCAGAAACAGCAGCAAGCAGAGTTGGATGCTCAGCGTCAAAACCAGTTGCAACAAAATATGCAGCCCTATCAGCAGTTGGGCTTCTTGTCCGACATCTACAAAGGCGCGCCGTCCACTCAGATGGGTGTTACGACTTCCTCACAAGCCACTCCAAGCCCCTTCCAGCAAATTGCTGGTTTAGGTACAGGTATTTTGTCTACAGCCGCGGCAGCAAAAACCGCCGGCGGATTGTTTTAAGGACGCATCATGAAGAATGAGATTTTGAAGCGTGCCATGTTTGCAATGCCTCTGTCAAAAGAGTCACGTAACAGCGGCATCATGGCTGGGTTTGAAGATGAAATGCCCGAAGATGAGATGCCCGAGGAGCCCGAGTCAGACATGCCTCAGATGGCACGCACGCCTCAGAACCCTGAAATCTTGATGAACACCTTGCGCGGAGACATGCGCTCTGTTGATGCCCGTATGCAAGAGTTGGCGCAAATGGTTGGTGAGCAGGCTGCTCAAGACACACCCCCAGAAGTTCTTGCTTTGTTGCAGGCACAACTGGCCGCGCCTCAGGGCGGTATCGGTGCTTTGCCACAGGGCCAAGAGATGGCTCCGCCTCCAATGGGCATGCCCCCACAAGGAATGCCCCCCGGAATGGAGGGCGCTGGCCCTTTTCCACAGGGCGGGGCTGAGCAGGCTCCGCCCACTCCTGATGGCATGCCTCCAATAACGGCGGCTGCAGGTGCGTTCATTACGCCATTTACACGTGCTGCTCAATTCATGGGTGACAAGGCCGCTCAATACGGCCCTGCAGTAAATCAATACTTGGGCAACCTAACCATGCGCGCACAGCCTACGGTTCAGCGCGTTACTGGCGGTAGCCCTCCAATGCCTTTGTCGGTGCAAGGACGAGAGACCTTGGTCCAAGGACCTGCCGGCACGATTGCTGAAGGCGTGGGCACAAAGCTCGCGCCTTATACAACGATGGGTCCTTTGATGAGCCCTACGTTCACTGAAGGCTTAAAGATGGGCGTGCAGCGCACTGCGCAGGAATACCCACGTGTGGCAGAAGCTTTGTCACGTGTGGCTCCGGGTATAGGGATGTTGGCTGCAGTGCCCTTTATGAAGGGTGCATCTAACGAGAACATGACCCCTGAACAAGTGGCTTCTTACAATGACAAGATGGCACAACTTGCGGCGATTGATCAGACGCCTTCGCCTTCTAGTATTCAACAAGCGGCACCACCTCCTGCAGCACCTGTTGCAGAAAGGCCTGCGTTCAAGCCAATGGACATGGCTCCTGTCAGTCCTACTGAGTTTGCAACGCAAGAAGATATTGACGCGCAAGCACCTGCTAAATCTACACAAGATTTTATTAAGACTGCGCTTAAGGAAAAGACTCGCGCAGAACGGATCAAGGAAGGCTACGCCGAGTTATCCCCCTTGTTCTCCGAAATCTTAGGCAGTGATAAAGCGGACATGAAGACGAATGCTTTGTTGATGCTGGCAGATGCGGGCTTCAAATTAGCGTCTAGTCGTCAGCCTACATTTGCGATGGCTGCAAGTGAAGCCGCATCTGGCTTGCCCAAAGGATTCATGGCGCTTATTGCACAGTCCAAGGACCGCGATCTCAAGATCAAATCTACGGCGTTGTCACAAGCGTTTAGCGATGTCCAAGAGCAAGACAAGTACGCTCAGCAGATCAAGATGAAAGTGCTCGATGGCGACTTCCGTTTGTTGTTAGAGCAAATCAAAAAGGGCCCCGGCACACCTATCGTCAAAGACGGCGTCGGGGGTATGCGTATTGCTGAAACCAAAGATGGTACCTTCCTTGGTGTGTCGATTGATCCAAAAGATCCAACTGTACAGTCTGCTATCCAGAGTCGCTTTACATTGCGTGACACAGACAATCCGTATGTCGAGAACCGCGGACAAGCGCCTGCAGCCGTAGAAACAGACAAGGGTGAGCGCGTCAAGCTTACAAACACTTTGCGTTCCTTGGATAACAGTCTGAGAGGCGTGGATGATGTCAAGGGCCTGTTCTCACAACTGTATAGCCCCGGCACATGGTTCCAAGACAAGGTCAACAACATTTTTGTTCCTATTGACCCCACTGGCTTAATTAGGCCTGACCTTGATCAAGAAGCGGCAAAGACACAGATGAAGACCATGCTAAATGGTCTCACTAAGAGTATTGCGGCTGCCAACGAAAGTGGTAGAGTTGCTGTGCAGGAGCAGGAGTGGGCCAGAGAACTTGCTGAAGCTATCAACAATCCTGCCGGCTTCTTCCAAAACAAAGAACTTGCTGCTAAGACACTCGGTGCTATTGAAACAACTTTGAGAAACGGTAGACAACAAGTGCTTACTCAATTGGGGTACGAGAACAACGACTATGTGATGCGTACTCCTAACACTGGAACAAAAAACGATCCGTTTGTTATTCCGGCCGACAAAGAAGGCCAACGTATCATGTTTAACTTCCTTGGAAGCAGTATTGGTAAATTGCAGGACCCTCGTGCGACGGTGCATGTCAGAATGCCAAACAACACGATTCAACAGTTTAATCCTACTCAATTGCGCGGCCTGATAGGAACCCAATAATGCCAACCTTGATGAATTCCCGTGGTGAGATGGTTGACTTTGCAACCGGGGAGGTTGTTGGTCGTGCTGAGGGCGTTCCTACTACAACCGCCGACCCCCGGGCCGGTGGTCCTACTGCGCCGAATATACAAACGCAAGGCGGAGATCGTGTTACCGGCCTTGTAAACAATCTCTCATGGGGTTTCAACTCAGCCCTTTTTGCTATTCCTGATGCTGCTCAGCGCCTGATCGGCAAGGGCATGGGAATGGATGAGAAAGATGTATTTCAATTCACCAGACTTTTCAACAAGGGTGTACAAGCCCCAAGGAATGTTGAAGAGCGCTACGCTCGCGCCGTTGGCGAAGGCGTTGGTGGAACCATGCCCTTCACTGGCATTCTTGCCTATGCTGGGTCCGTTAGACCGCTTGTCTCTGCGGCTGCGCCCGCGACAGGCATCCTAAAAGGAATTGCAAATGATGCTATCAAATATGTTCAACAAAGTCCGAGAACGGCTGCAGCACTGGACATCGCGTTTGGTGCAGGGTACGAAGGACTTCGTCAAACGGTTAAAGAAACAGTAGACGACAGCAATCCCTACAAGAAGATTTATGAAGAGTTGCTCCCTGCAGCAGCATTCATCGGCCTTCCTGTAGCTGCTGCAAACCTGCCCTCTGTGCGTGGTGTCAAGTTTCTTTCTGACAAAGTCAAGGGTGCTTCTAGCGGTCTTGGTGAGATTGAAAGAGAAACGCTTGAGGGCCTGCCCGGCATGTACAAGCTTCCTATCATCAACGTGGTTCCAACCCTGCTGATGAAACGTGCTGAAAGCAAGTTGGCACAGGTGTTTGGCCCTATCTCTGAGAGCCCCGAAGCACAGCAAGCATTGAAGCAACTTGAAGCAGCCCTAGCGGATCCCCGCGTCGCAAATGCGGGCTTCATGTTTGATGCTGCCGAGAAAACAATGTACTCACCCTTGGTGCAGCGCAAAGCAGAACTTCTGCAGCAGCTTGGCCCCAAGGAACTAGAGATCACCAAAGAGCGCATCAACAAGAATCAGCAAGCGCTGGACAGCTTGTTTGCAAGCTTCTCTCCCGAAGCACGCAAGCCCATTCAAGAAGCGTTTACCGCGGCCCAAGCAGATCGTCAGCAGTTTTTTGAGAGCTTGCTCAAAAGCCAAAAGGACCTGACAGACGCGGAAGTGATGTCAATCTCCGAGCGCCTCGGACCACAAAACATTGACTTGCTCAATGATGAATTGCGCGGCACGTTAATGGCCCGTATGGAAATGGACTCTAAGGCGCGTGGCAATATTTTGCGCCGTATGGGCTTGAAGCAAGCCGTGTCGCCAGAAGGCTTGCCGATGCCTACGCGGGAAGAAGGTAAATCCTTGTTCCCTGCTCGCAATATTGAAGAAGCGGCCAGAGAATTGATTGCAAAGTATTCTCCTGAGCGTCCTTCAATAAACGTTCAAGTGCCTGAGCCTATCCGTTTATTAAAAAACTTTGTGCGCACACAAGAGATTGAGCGTGCAAAAATAGAAGCAGGTATGCTGACACAGTTGACCGACCAAGCGGTTACTTCTCAGCTCGCCGAAATGGGACGTTCAGGAATAGATCCCGAGTTGATAAAGACTGCTGTTAATAGTGCTCGACAACTGGTGGGTGCTGCTACAGAAAAACTAGCAAAAGGGAAATCTGGCAAAGGGATGTTGGGCTTTAGTGATTTAACTAAAGGCATGAAGCAGCTTCAACTTAATGCAGATGGAACCGCAAACGTTTTTGTTAGCCCGGGCATATCAGTTAAAGTCAACCCTGCGCAGCTAAAAGCCGACGCAGCACGCATCGCCGAAGCCGACACAGCGATTGATTTGAACTTGCCAGAGGCGCTTGACTATTTGCAGTCAGCCATGCGTTTCCGCAATCAATCTGTGATCAATTACAACGGCTCAATGAAGCGCGGCAGCAGCCGTATTCAAGACGCACAGCGTTACATCGATACAGGCAACGCCGTCTACAAGGACATTGAAGGCCTTGTGTTGAATAACGTGCCGCGGATCAAGCAAGAGTACGACGGCATGAAAATGGTCTTAGATGACTATGCTGCTGCCTACGAAAAGAACCTGCCCCTGCTTCTGACACAGAAGACTCGTGGCGGCGATGAATTCCTCTTGCCTAACGAGCGCTTGCTCCAGACTGCTTTCTCAAGTGCCGACAACTTAAGACAGTTACAACTTGCTGTTAGTGGTTCTCCTCAAGCCGCATCGATCATGGAGCGCGGAGCTATCGATTGGTTGCGCAGCAAAAACGTTGTTACTGCTGACGGCTTGGTTGACCCCAAAAAGATCCGTCAAGTTTTGGACAAGAACAAAAACATTGTTGAAGCCCTGCCTGCTAACTTGCAGATGAAGCTGCAAGACGAAGTGAAGTTTGCCGACGACTACGTTAAGCGTATGGGTGAGCTTGACACCCGCCGTGTCAATGCCAAGGACCAAGAACTTGACAGCTTGCTTGCCAAGGCCACACGCCCCGGTGCTGATCCCTCACAAACATTGCAAACCGCCTTGCGTGATCCTGCAACTATGCAGACATTGGTCCGCGGAATTGAAAAAGACCCAGAGATGTTGGCAGCCCTGCGCCGCTCTGTGTTTGACGTGGCAACTGGTGGTGCACAAAAAGGTGGCGCGCTTAAGTCGTTTATCGACAACAACGAAGGCGCGCTTAAGATACTGTTTAAAAATACAGCGCACCTAGACGACCTTAAAACACTGGCCGATTTGCAGCGCCGTGTAAATGCCTTTGCCGACGTGACCGGACAGATCCCCATCTTTGAAACTTCAGATCAGCAGTTAAAGCGTTTATTTGGCGCAGGTGTGCAGTTCCTCACAACCACGGCCCGCGAGGCCGCTGTGGGCCGTATAGCCCCCTCCACGGGCGCATTGGCAATTATGCTGCGTATGGCGGGTGGTTTAGAGAACCAAATTTATCAGCGGATCTTCACCAGAGCGCTGGAAGACGCGGAGTTTGCCAAACGGATTACGCATGTAAGTACCCCTGCGGAAGCACAGAAGCTGGCAGCGTCACTGGAACAGATTGGCATTCCAAAATCTGCTTATGTTCCCAATTTGAAACGCATGGCAGCGCAGGAGATTTCGCAAACAGCAATGGGTGAACAACCAGAAGATATCGGCAATCTGGGCAACCTGCCCGTAGTTCCCGGAACAAGCGCCCAGAAGATGCTCAAGGCCATGCCTCCTGCTCCGCCAACACGTGGTACAAACTTCAACCCACGTCTGCCAACAGCACCTGCTGCACAGCCCGGAGCCGGCGCAAGCAATATTCCATTGATGTATCCTTCAATGTTCCCGAACGATCCGATCAGTGGTTTGTTGCAGCAGCGCCAAGCCCAGATTCAGGCCCCAAGACAATAACGGAGTTACAACATGG